ACCCCTTGGCTTGCTCTCGAAAAACTTCTTTATTCTAGACTTGTCTATTTGGCTAGATAAAGTAAAAGTTTGCGTACCCAAATCGAACTTCAATCCTCCGCCTCTGATAGGAAAATCAGGATTCGTTCTATTTCCCTTGTAAAAGTCTAATATGGTTACTGGAGTGCCTTTGTCCTCTATAGGAAACTGAATGAAGGGTTGCCCAGACCACCCACCTCCCGGTTGATCGGATCCGTACTTTAACGACTTTAAGTTGGTTTTTAGGTCTAGTAATGGCATTTGTGTTATCCTATTTTTCCTGTTCTGTTATTGTCTTGATTTGGCATTCTAGGCGCAACGTCTTTGACAGCCTTTCCAACGGTTTCTTTCTCTATTTGAACTATAGTTGTTATGGATGTTGGAGATCCCATCAAAGTAGAAGAAGATCCTGTGCTACCGCCGCCCGAAGAACCGCCTGATGTACCGGCTTTCTCTTTCGCTGCAGTCATGGTCAAGTTTCCTCCCATAGATCTCACTCTGTCTCCAGCTCCACTCAAGAACCCCTTTAACTCATCAGCTTTTTGATCGGAAATAACTCCAAAGAAGTCCATTGCACTGATGATACCGCTTGCTACCGAAGCAACGATCTCTACTATGTTTGCGAATACATTTCTAACAGTTATCAGTACGCTTCTTATGTTTTCAGGTTGAGATAACCAGTTCATCATTTTTTCTATCTTACCTATGATTCCGCTTTTTTCTACAAAATCTGATATCGATTGTTTTATCTTTTCTATAAACGCAGCTATCTTTTCTTGCATGCTTGCGTTTACTAGATTTTGATAAGCTTCTTCGCCTATTGCGGCAGATAAAGCCTGTTGATTCTTGTATTTCGCTAATCCCAATTTGAGCTGCTCTCGTGCGTTATCTGTGTCTTTTGCTCCTAGCTTAGCCAACATCTCTTGTTTCTTCAACATATCCGCCATCTGATCCCTACTCATTCCCATAGACTGAGCTAGGGCGTCTTGTTGAATTCTCTTTAACTTCGTAAATTCTGCGCTTGATCCGACCTGTCTAGTTATTTCAGACGCAGCAGTTGCAAGATCGTTATTTAGGAATGCTTCTCTTGCTTTCGCTAAGTTTATTTCTTTTCCGGTTAACAATTGAGCTTCGAACTCTTTGGATATGCTTGATTCGAAATCCAAGAAGGAATCGGCCATAGCATCTACTTGTTTTAGTTCAAGACCCATGGCTTTCACAGTCAATAAAGACTTTGTAAGCTGAGCTGGATACTTAGCGAACTGTAGTCCAAGATATCCTCCCAAACTGGAAGCCTCTTTCAGTATCTTTTTGTTTTCGAACTGTATTCCAGTAGCTTGCTTTAATCCTTTTACTTGAGCAAATACTGATTTTACTATGGTCTCGTTGGATTTTCCGTTTATGATAGAAGATTCTGTTATAGAAGCTATCGTATCGGCTTCTACTCCGGCAATGTCCTTTAATTTTATATTTGTTGCTAGATTTTGAGTAGACAGTTGATTTGTTACACCCAAAAGATCAACCATTTCTGTTTGAGCTTCTATTAACTTTTGAGTGTTTACGAACAGATCTCCGTTTGAAATATTGATATCTGCGTATTGCATTTTGAGCTGTCTAGCCTGATCGGTAGACATGTTCATCGCTCTAGCAAACTTAACCGTTCGATCTTGTATGCCGACTATGAAATCGAATACAGACTTTACTCCTTTTACTAATCCTCCTATTGCCCCGCCTAGTATTGGAATTAAAGTTAGAGGATCGGTAAACGCTTCTTTAATTCCTCCACCAGCAGCTTTAGCTAAACCTCCTAATTTGTCTCCAAAAGACAATTTCTTATTTTGTACTTCTAGTTCTCTGGCTTTTAAAACCATTTCTTCGTAGTACTGTGATCCTATTCCTAATTTATCTGCAAATAGTTTAAAACTTTTTCCTGTGAGTCCTATGGAAGAGTTTATTTTTTTCTCTGTCGCTAATTGCTCTTTTAATCTCCCTTCTGTTTCTTCGTATAGCTGATCGGACTTTTTAGCTTGAGCGTAAGAAAGTTGTTCTACATTTAATGTAGCGCTCTTTAGTTCTATTTGTTTTTCTATATTTTTTATAGCACCCAAAAGAGAAGTTGCTTTCGCTATATCTCCTGCTCTTTGCGCTTCTAAAAGTTCTTTTTCTTTTTTTGATCTTGCTTCTATGGAACCCAGATACTTGTCTGCTTCTTTTTTCTGATCTTGGCTTAATTTATTTTGTAAATCAGCTAATTTTTGAGTAGTGGTAAACCTTTGTATCTGATTTTGTCTTATTTGCTTTTCTACTTCTTTAGTATTAATCGTGCTCTGATTAATTGTTTCTAACTTAGCACCTAATTTATCGTAGTTTTTTAAAGACTTTTCCAGCTCTTTAACGCTGTCTTTTAGCAAATTGTTATAATCGCCTTGAATTTTTAGCGCTTCTTTTAACGCTGCTAACGTATCTTTAGCATCGATTTTATTTTGCGGAGATCCGCCTTGAGGATTATTTTGAGATAGCGCCATGTACTTTATCTATAAAGATAAATATTTACTTCTTAGGTTTTGCTTTAGTAACAAAGTCAAAGTCCTTCGAAGCTTCCTTTACGAAATCAGGAATCTTGAACTTATTCATGTCCGTATTCTCTGTAACTTTTTGAGATTGTTGATCTCTAAGCTCTTGCACCTTATTTAGGTACTCGTTTATCTTCTTAAGGTTGAACCTGCGGTGAGGAACCGGCATATTCCACACCTCGAAGTAGCCGAAGCCTCCGCCACCGTGGTAAGTGAGTTCGAAGACTTCGGTCATAAACTCTTTTCTATAATCCGCTCCCGGGAAAAAAGAATTCCGCTCCCATCGGCAAATCTGTATTTACTTCTGTTCCGTCTTTGAGAGTGAATTGGATTGACATGTCGATGTCCGGTGTGATCTGGGAGATATACTTTCTAAGCTCTATAGCGTCTCTGGCCAATAGGTAGCCGTTGTCTACGAAATCCCTAACGGTTTTAACCGAGAAGTCTCCGTTTACAGATGTGATTTGGTACTTGAGTCTTGTGCTGAGCTGGCCAGCTTCTTGACCTAGGGATTTTTTAACGCCTTTAATTTCCTCGTCAATCTTTTTATCGTCTGCAACGGTCAAAATCTTGAAAGTTACTTCGTTCTTAGAATGAGGCAATACGAAAGAGAACTCGTTCTTGTTTTCGAACTTGCTGTAGTCCACCTCTTTGTACTTGAGATTCTGAAGGTCTACTGTTACGGTCTCTTCGTCTCCCGTGTTTGGATTTCTGTACTTAAACGAATAGTCTTTACCGTAAGAGAGAATGCGAGCTGCGATCAAAAGTCCGTTGCGATCGCCAAGAGTAAGGTCTTCGTAATTGATCGGAGACTTGATTAGACTCTTTAGCATCTTTTCTATCGCTAGACCCTGACGTAGAAGATTGACGTTCGTGAGAATGTCTTCCTCTTTAGCAGTCATGTATTTCATTTCGATCTCTCCGGCAGATAGCGGATTTTCTTTAGCGTAAACCAATCCTTTGGAAGGTAGATCCACCATCTCGGTGGGAACTGTAAACTTTGATTCTGACATAAATTATTTCTTTATATATAAATATATAGAATCAGATTTTTCTGCACAAAAAAAAGACCGCAGTGTTGCGGCCTAATTTTATTTTTGGTTGCTTTTGCTTAGTAGTTAAGGATGCAGTAGTCCATTCCGATAGACATTGTCAATTCGGTAGGATCGGTTGTAGACCAATCGTACGCTCCAAACATCGCTTCTTTGATGAAAGCTCCTTTGATTATCCATTCAGAAACGATATCACCAACTGGACCGATGATAGAAAGGTTAAGATCCTTCTTGTAAAAGTCGGAGTAACCATCGCGACCGGTAACAGATTCGTGATGAAGGCGGACCCACTCCATAACGGCCTGCTGGCCGGAAGGAGATATCGGATTGTAAAGAGACAAACTCATGTCCCTCCACTCGGCCTTTCCTTTGAGCTTACGATAAACGTTAATGTGGTCGAGTTTGATTTCGTTCAAAGTCACACCTGGAGCGTCTGCCTTTTTGATCATGTAAGACGGAATACCGTCGATGTACATAACGAACCTATTGGCTACCGTAGGTTCAAAGGCCGTATACATTATTTCTGATGGATCCAGTACTGGCATCTCTATTAATTTTTGTTCTTTTATAAATATTCAGAACTT